GCGCGGGAGCTGTCCGGACTGGAGAACCCGAACAGCGTCGCGCAGCTTACGAAATGGCTGCAAGAGGAAACCGGCGAGGAAGTCGAGGATCTGCGCAAGGCAACCGTGAAAGAGCTTCTGGATATGGGTCTTCCTTCGGCGACCGCACAGCGGATGCTGGAGATCCGCCAGGAACTCGGCAAGACAAGCAATAAGAAGTACAAAGCCCTCGCAACGGCAGTCTGCGCCGATGGGCGCGTGCGCGGGATGCTTCAATTCTACGGCGCGGCACGGACGGGGCGCTGGGCGGGGCGGCTGGTGCAGGTGCAGAACCTGCCCCGGACGTACATAAACAGCGATCTTCTGCCGCTGGCGCGTGAGCTGGTGGAGAACCGGAACCGCGGCGGCTTGCAGCTCATTTTCGGCAGCGTACCGGACGCGCTTTCCCAGCTCATCCGCACGGCGCTTGTCTCCGCGCCCGGCAGGACGTTTGTTGACGCGGACTTCTCTGCTATCGAGGCGCGAGTCGTGGCGTGGCTGGCGGGCGAGCAGTGGGTGCTGGACGTGTTCAGGACGCACGGCAAGATCTATGAAGCGACGGCAAGCCAGCTCTACGGCGTACCGATTGAGAAAATCAAGAAGGGCAATGAAGAATATGCCCTTCGGCAGTACGGCAAGGCGGCGACGCTCGCGCTCGGCTACGCAGGCGGTGCGCCCGCGCTGATTACCGCCGGGCATCTGCCGAAGGACACACCCGAAGAAGAGCTGCTTGACATCCGCGACCGCTGGCGCAAGGCGAACCCAGCCATCGTGCAGTTCTGGTCGAGCGTTGAGGCAGCAGCGAAGCAGACTGTCCAGAGCGGGCGAACGGTCGACATCATGAACGGGCGCATCCGCTTTGCGCGGGAGTTTTCGGCAGAAATGGGGCTGGATTTTATGACGATCCAGCTGCCGTCCGGTCGAAAGCTGTACTATCCCTGTCCGCGCATGACGACAAACCGCTTCGGCAGCCCCTCGATCTGCTATCTCGGCATCGGGCAGAAAAACAAGAAGTGGGAGCCGCAGGAAACCTATGGCGGCAAACTTACGGAGAACATCACGCAGGCGGTTGCAAGAGACTGTCTTGCAGAGGCGCTGGAGCGGCTGGAGGCGGCGGGATTCCCGGTTGTGTTCCATGTTCACGATGAAGTGGTCATCGACGCAGCGCCCGAGCAGGCAAGTCTGGAGGCGGTCGTGGAGATCATGAAGCAGCCGCCCGCATGGGCCCCGGATCTGCCGCTCAACGCCGACGGCTGGGTCGGCGGCTATTACCGCAAGGATTAGGAGGTAAACACAAATGAGAGCCACAAAAGACGGCGAATTTCGCAGCAGCGTCTATACGCAGCGCCCGCCGTATGCAGATTATGACGCGCCTGCGAAGTTTCAGGCGATTCAGAGCATCATCGCAAAGCGCCTGAAAGAGCATCCGAACGCGATGTGTTCGTACTCCGGAGGCAGCGACAGCGACATCATGATCCACATGATCGAAAATGTCCGCAAGATCTTCGGCTTGCCGCCGGTCAAGTATTTCTTCTTCGAGACGGGGCTTGAGATGGATGCGACGCGGCGGCACGTCCGGGAAACGGCAGAGCTGTACGGTGTGGAGATCCAGACCGTGCGCCCGAAGAAGAACATCGTGCAGGCGACGCGCGAATATGGGCAGCCGTTTGTTTCGAAGATCATGTCTGCCGGTCTGGAGGCGGTGCAGAAGAAGAACATTCCGCTTTCCATCGCCGACGAGTACGATCAGGCGGAGGACAAGGCGGCGAAGCGAAAGGAGCTGAAAGAACGGTATCCCGGCTGCGAGCAGGCGATCAATTTCCTGTGCTGCTGCAATTCAGCAGGCGAGCCGCGCCCGAATATTCAGCTGGTCATCAACAGTTCAAAGTACATGCTCGATTTCATCCGGGAAAATCCGATTCCGTTCCGCGTCAGCAATCACTGCTGCGACATCTGCAAAAAGCAGCCCGCGCACGCCATCGAGAAGCAGTTTGACATGGTGATTACCGGCGAACGCCGCGACGAAGGCGGGATGCGCTCCGTGCCGCGCAGCGACAGCTCGACGATGTGCTTCACAGAGACAGCGGCGGGAAAGTTCCGCCTCAGACCGCTGTTCTACGTCTCCGACGCGGACAAGCAGTGGTACAAGGACTACTACGGCATCCGGTATTCGGACGCTTATGAGGTTTACGGGCTAAAGCGCACGGGCTGCTGCGGCTGCGCGATCTCGGCAAGAGCTGCATCTGATCTGGAGCTGATTCGCCCGTATGAGCCGAACGTCGTCAAGGCGGCGTGGGCGATCTTCGGCGACAGCTACCGCTACAGAGCGCAGTACAACGAATACAAAGCCGCCCGGCGGCTTGCCGAGAAGGAGGGCAAAGGCAAATGAGAATCACAGAAGCAGGTTTTACCATTTTACCGACGCCGCACAGGCAAGATGAGATCCTGAAGCACATCGAGCGCTGCGGGCGAGTCTGTTATAAATCCGAAGACAAGATCACGGAGGACAGCGCCCAGCAGTTCGCCGCGAACATCATTAAGCGCGGGCATGAGGCAGTTCTGGAGCATGGTTCTTTGTGCGCGCGTATGCCACAAATTATGGAAAGCCTGTCGAGGCGTACTGCGGTATCAACAGAAGAATGGTATGCCAAGGCGATTGTCCGCATGGAGAGCCATTATGACGGCGGTACGCTATACAAAAACTGCCTCAGATTCTTTCATGACGGCTACAAAACAAGACCGGTCATCTCAGGAAATATAAGAGCGTGGCGCTCCTTTTTCAAGGCGTATCAAGAGCAGCTGGGGCAGATACCACGCGAATTTCATTCGCTGATACAGCTGAATCCGGTACTACTGGGGCAATTTCTCCCATACGCCGCCGAAGGCACGGGAGTTGTGGCGGGCATCGAATGGCCCGAACACCTCTGCACCTCGGCACGGCTTGTGCATCAGGATGTGTCGGTGCTGTTCACAGTCGACCGGGGCATCAGTCATGAGATCGTGCGGCATCGGCTGGCATCGTACTGCCAGGAATCCACGCGCTACTGCGACTACTCCGCCGGGCGCTTCGGGGGCGAGATCACGGTCATCGAGCCGAAGGCTCTGCGGCACACGCCCGGCTATAAGATCTGGATGGATTCGTGCAAGCGGGCAGAAACGGCGTATTTTGATCTGCTGGACTGCGGATGCTCGCCGCAGGAGGCGCGGGGCGTTCTGCCGAACAGCCTAAAGACGGAGATCGTCATGACGGCGAACCTCGCAGAATGGCGGCACTTCTTCCAGCTCCGCACGTCTCGGGCGGCGCATCCGCAGATGCGCGAAGTGGCGATTCCGCTGCTGCGGGAATTTAAGAAGCGCGATCCGGAGAACTTCAGCGATATTCAGGAGGACAAAGCATGACGAAAGTACAGCTTCTGAAATGGCTGGATGGCAAGCAGCGCGAAGCGCTTGCAGAGGTCAAAGAGCAGCACCGGGCGGCACAGGAGCGGCTGCTTGCGATGAAGATCGAGAAGTCCGGATATCCGGAGCTTGCGGCATCCGTTCTGCCGCTCTTGCAGGAGGTCTTCGACAAGCTGGAGGCGATCCACAAAGACCACGAAGACCTTATCGGACCGTCGTACTACAGCTACGGCGAACTGCCCTATGCCTTGCGGCATATCTTTTTCAGCAATACGCAGCCCTTCGACTGCCTCATGGCGCAGGTCATCCGTGATACGCAGATGGACAAGAATCTGAGGAACCAGTATGAAACGCTGGAGCGGAAGGTCAAGAAGACCTATGAAACCGTCGCGGGGAACGTCCGCGGTATGGCGAACGCGAAGCAGGCGGCAGAGTATCTGAAAGGGCTCGGCTTCGATCTGCGCCAGTTGGAAACCGATGCGCAAGCGCCCACAACGGCGCTCGCGGCTCCGGTCGACCGCAGCTATCTGCTGCTGGAGGTCAAGCATGAAAAGGGCTGAAGTTTTACGGCTGGCAGAGAAATGCGTCTGCGGCGGCAGAGACAGTGACTACGGAACCCCGGAGGACAATTTCAGCACGATTGCGGAGCTCTGGACGATCTACTGCGGCACGATGTTCACGGCGAAGGACGTTGCGATGATGATGGCGCTTTTGAAGATAGCGCGTATCCGGAGCGGACATTATTCTGCCGACAGCTATGTGGATCTCGCGGGGTACGCCGCCTGCGCATGTGAAATCGCGGCACACACAGAGAAGAACGAAGGTGCAGACGGATGACGCATTTCGGCGATATTACGAAGATTCGCGGGGCAGACGTGCCGCCGGTCGATGCGGTCATCGGTGGCAGCCCGTGCCAGGGACTTTCCATCGCCATTCCTCCGTGGACATACGTCCTGCGCCGTCTGAGCCTGTTCACGGGCAGCGCACATCCGACAATGGCGAGTCTGTTTGACGGCATTGGCGGCTTTCCGCTGATATGGCAGCGGCTCAACGGCGAGGGAACCTGCCTCTGGGCAAGCGAGATCGAGGAATTTCCGATAGCGATCACAAAATATCATTTTTCACGGAAAGGCGAGTAAAAATGATCGATTACGAAGCATTTATCACGAGAAAGAGTACGCAGGCGCTCCACGCCGCAAGTCTGCAAGTATCGCTCGACGAGCTGAACCCGAAGCTCTACCGGTTCCAGAAGGACATTGTGCGCTGGGCGCTGGCGAAGGGGCGGGCGGCGGTCTTCGCAGACTGCGGGCTCGGCAAAACCCCGATGCAGCTGGAGTGGGCGCACCAGGTCATCAAGGCGCACGGCGGCATGGTGCTGATTCTCGCGCCGCTCGCCGTAGCCTCGCAGACTGCCGCCGAGGGCGTGAAGTTTGGCGTGCCGGTCACAGTCTGCCAGAGCGCGGAGGATCTGCGCCACGGCGTCAACATTACGAACTATGAGCGGCTGGACAAGTTCGCCGGGCAGACCTTCTCGGGCGTCGTGCTGGATGAGTCGAGCATCCTGAAATCCTTTGATGGCAAAGTTCGAAATCAGATCATCGACTTCTTCAGCAAAACGCCGTTCCGTCTGGCGTGTACCGCAACGCCCGCGCCGAACGACTACATGGAACTCGGCAACCATGCAGAGTTCCTGGGCATCATGTCCTACACGGAAATGCTGGCGATGTTCTTCGTCCACGATGGCGGGCAGACCTCGAAATGGCGGCTCAAGGGACACGCCGAGGATGTGTTCTGGCAGTGGATGGGCAGCTGGGCGGTCGTTATGGGCAGCCCGAACGATCTGGGCTATCAGGAAGACGGTTATGATCTGCCAGAGCTGCGCGTGCATGAGATCATCGCCGACGGCGAAGAGCCGACGACGGAGCCGATGACATTGACGCAGCGCCGCCAGGCACGGCGCGACACGCTGGATCTGCGGTGCAGAGCCGCCGCCGATCTGGTCAACACATCGGATGAACAGTGGCTTGTCTGGTGCGATCTGAACGACGAAAGCGCGGCGCTTGCGTCCATGATCGGCGGGGCGCAAGAGGTGCGCGGTAGCGACAAGCCCGAAAATAAGACCGGGCGGATGTTGGCATTTTCCTGCGGGCTTCTCAAGTGCCTTGTCACGAAGCCCTCGATTGCGGGCTTCGGCATGAACTGGCAGCAGTGCAGCAAGATGATCTTCGTCGGTCTGTCCGACAGCTATGAGCAGTATTATCAGGCGGTGCGCCGGTGCTGGCGCTTCGGGCAGAAAAAGCCCGTGGACGTTTACATCGTCATCAGCGCCCGCGAAGGCTGCGTGAAGCAGAACATCGAGCGCAAGCAGGCAGACTGCGAGAAGATGCGCCGGGCAATGCTGGAGCAGTCACGCGAAATCACGAAAAAAGAATTGCAGAGTACCTGCCGAATTGCAACGGTCTACGACCCGAAATCGGCGATGCACCTGCCCGATTGGAGGGAATTTAGGAATGAATGTGCTTAATGAAACCGTGTCTGAGCGATTCGCTATGTATCAGGGTGACTGTGTGCAGACGCTGGAAGGGCTGCCCGAAAACGGCGTGCATTATGCGCTGTTTTCCCCGCCCTTCGCAAGCCTTTATACATACTCGAACAGCGACCGTGACATGGGCAACAGCCGCGACGATGAAGAATTTCAGTATCATTTCGAGTATCTGATTGCCCAGCTCTACCGCGTCATCATGCCCGGCCGGCTGGTATCCGTCCACTGCATGAACCTGCCCGCGATGAAATCGCGCGACGGCTTCATCGGTGTGAAGGACTTCCGCGGCGATATCATCCGCAGCTTCACGGAAAGCGGCTTCATCTTCCATTCCGAGGTCACGATCTGGAAGAACCCGGTCACAGAGATGCAGCGCACAAAGGCGCTGGGGCTTCTCCACAAGCAGATCCGCAAGGACTCCAGTATGTCGCGGCAGGGGCTGCCCGATTACGTGGTCACGTTCCGCAAGCCGGGCGAGAATCCGGAGCCCATTGCGCACGACTATGAGACATTCCCAGTTGACGTGTGGCAGCGGTACGCTTCGCCCGTCTGGATGGATATCCGACAGTCGAACACACTGAACCGCGCGGCAGCTCGCGGCGAGAAGGACGAAAAGCACATCTGCCCGTTGCAGCTCGACGTGATCGAGCGGTGCATCGAGCTTTGGACGAATCCGGATGACATCGTACTCGACCCGTTTGCGGGAATCGGCTCCGTGCCGTATCAGGCGATCAAGATGGGCAGGCGCGGGCTCGGTGTGGAGCTGAAGGAAGAATACTACCAACAGGCGGCGCAGAACCTGCAGAAGGCAGAAGCCGACTACAAGGAACACGGCGCTCCGGAGGCAGTGCTTCTGCGCTGCCCGAACTGCGGCATCAAGATCCCCGGCACGGTCTGCCCGATCTGCGGGGCTGAGCTTTAGAGGACAAGGCTATGGGACGGAACAATAACCCGTATTTCAATAACAGCGGATATCCGGACCCGACGGCGTATGAAGCGATCCGCGCGGTAAGCCGCGAGCAGAACATGAGCCTCGACGGGAAGGTGACAATGCTCTACCGCGTTCTGCATTTCATCATTTCCGAGGCGGGCTTCGAGGTCGTCGGCAATATCGAGCTGAAGCACAAAAAGAGCGGGAGGCGGTTCAGATGAGGGACACGTGGATGACCTGGTACAAGCTGCGCGAGTTTTGGCGGCGGCGCGTGACGGGGCGCTGCTGCCGCCGGTGCAGGAGCTTTCGCGGAGATTATGAGATCCCCGGCGCGGAAACGGGCATCTGCCTGTTCTGGAAGGACTACCGCACATACGGCGAAATCTGCGAATACTGGAAGAAAAGAGGGTAAAAATCATGCAGAACGACAGACAAATTACAATTTCGGTCGGTTCCTCCAGAAAAGCGACTTTCTGGCAGGCGCAGACGCTGCTGCTGTCTGAACTGTATGAGAAGCTGCGCATTCCCGCACGCGGCACGGAGACAATGGCGGAGTACCTGAGTCTTCCGAAGACGAAGCAGGACGAGCTGAAGGATGTCGGCGGCTATGTGGCGGGCACTTTGACCGGAACACGCCGCAAGGCGGGCGCAGTGGCAGGGCGTGACGTGCTTACGCTCGACCTCGACAATATCCCTGCCGGGCAGACGCAGGCTGTGGCGGCTCGCGTGGAGTCTCTGGGCTGTGGCTACTGCATCTACTCGACGCGCAAGCATCATCCTGCCGCGCCGCGGCTGCGCGTGCTGCTGCCGCTGAACCGGACTTGCACGGCGGATGAATATGAGCCGCTGGCGCGGCGGGCGGCGCAGTACATCGGGCTTGAGTACGCGGACCCGACGACCTTTGAAGCCTCGCGCCTGATGTACTTTGGCAGCGTCTGCAAAGATGGCGAGTATATCTACTACGCCGCTGACAAGCCCATGCTTGATGTGGACGCGATGCTGGCGACCTATACCGACTGGCGCAATGTGAGCGAGTGGCCGGTGATCCTCGGTGCGAAGACCCCGAAGCAGCTTGCGGCAAAGCAGGGCGATCCGACGGAGAAAAGCGGCGTCGTGGGCGCGTTCTGCCGGGTCTACGACATCCCCGCGGCGATGGACAAATTCCTTCCCGGTATCTATGAGCCCGTAGACAACGCCCCGGACAGGTATACGTTCACAGGCGGCAGTACGACGGGCGGCGCGGTTTTGTACGATGGCGGCAAATTCCTCTACTCGCACCACGCGACCGATCCTGCGAGTGGACAGCTGGTCAACGCTTTTGATCTGGTGAGGCTGCATCTCTATGGCGATCAGGATGACGACGCGCAGCAGGGAACCCCGACTTGCAGACTGCCCAGCTACAAGGCAATGTGCGAGAAGGCGGGAGCCGATGAAGCCGTGGGCGGGCTTCTCGCCGATGAACGCTGGGAGCGGGCGCAGGATGCGTTTGAGCCTGTCCCCGACGGCGAGGATGACAGCAGCTGGCGCAAGCCCCCGATGATGGAGCTTGACGCACAGGGAAGACCTCAGAAGACCATGAAGAACCTGCACACGACGCTGCGGCATGATCCCCGGCTGAAAGGCAGGCTGCGGCTGAACCTGTTTTCCGGGCGCATTGAGGTATGCGGCAGACTGCCGTGGGTCCGCCCGACGGACAGCGCGATCTGGAGCGACGAGGACGCAGCGCAGCTTCGGCTGTATCTGGAGCCGTTTCTCGGTAAGATTGCGAAGCAGGATCTTCTGGACGCTGTGGCGGCGTGCGCGTCCGATCAGGCGTATCATCCGATCCGCGACTATCTGGGCGGCTTGACGTGGGACGGCGTTCCCCGGCTGGACACGCTTTTTGTAGACTACCTCGGCGCGGCAGATACGCCCTATACACGGGCAGCGACGCGCAAGGCAATCACGGCGGCGGTTGCGCGGATCATGAACCCCGGATGCAAGTACGACACGATGCTGGTTCTTGTGGGCGCACAGGGGCGCTATAAGTCGACCATTCTGGCGAAGCTGGGCGGGGAATGGTTCTCCGATTCGCTGCGCACGTTCGGTGACAAGGACGCGATGGAGACGATTCAGGGCACGTGGATCAACGAAGTCTCTGAAATGCAGGCGCTGAGCAAGGCGGACTCGAACGCCGTCAAAATGTTTCTGTCAAAGGTAAGCGACTACTACCGGCCGGCATATGGGCGGTACGCCGTCGACCGCCCCCGGCAGTGCGTCTTCTTCGGCACGACGAATACCTATGACTTCATCGCGGACGAAACCGGCACGCGCCGCTGGCTGGGCGTTGACATTGACGTGCAGCCGCGGAAGAAGAATGTCTTCACGGACTTTGACGCGGAGCGCGACCAGATCTGGGCGGAGGCAGTCATGCGCTTCACGCTGGGCGAGCCGTTATACCTGCCGCCCGAACTGGCGGCAGAAGCCCGCGGCGTGCAGGAGGCACACCGGGAGCGGCATCCGTGGGAGGGCATCGTGCAGGATTTTCTGGACGAAGAGATCCCCGCGGACTGGAGCAAGTGGGACTTGAATCAGCGGCAGATGTTCCGCAACGGAGCATCCCATGACGGCAGCCCGCTTGTCAAACGGCAGCGCGTCTGCGCGGCAGAAGTGTGGTGCGAAGCTCTGGGCAAAAACCGCGGCGATATGCGCAAGCGCGATGCACGGGAGATCAATCAGCTGCTGTCTGTTATGCCGGGCTGGGAGTATTCCGGTATCAATTATGCGGGGAAACCGTATGGCTCGCAGCGGTGTTATGACCGGATTTCATCTTACATTTGATATTACATTTTCGCGGAGGCGCAAAAGCAGATGTAAGACGATTTTCTTACATTCTTACATTTGAAAACGAGAATGTAAGAAAAAATGTAAGATGATTTTCCTAGTGATACCAACGGTTTCGGGCGTTTTCTTACATT